GGGGCGGACCGTGAACCTTTTGGCCGTGATGACCTTTATGAACCGTTAAAGTTTGATGAGCATTACGAGCCGTGTTTTTCAATAGAACAACAATATGGACCGGACCTACTGTGTCATCAATGCGAACATTGTACGAAAACGGTATGGGTGAATCAGATACCCACTAATGAATGGGCATTAACTCACGATGAATTAGAGGGCGCAATTATCACAAGGTTAATCGGCGCTATCTTTGACCTTTTAACCGACTATCAAGAATGCGAGGAGGATTGGTAATGAGTACATATACACGACAAAATCATGATGGTTCAATAACTGTCATGGTAGATACAACTGATGAATATCAGGCTCAACAATGTCCGCACTGTGAAGAGTGGATATACACCGCCGATGGACCTTTTGCAGAAGCAGAACCGGAACACGGTAACTACGGTGATCCGACTAAACCTACGGCGTGCCATGACCACATCGAAGAATGTCACCCCGAAAAGGTAGAACGAAACGGCGCTTCAACTAAGTTGTCTTTTTGTAAATGGAATGAAGACGAAGTAATGGCGATATATCCCGCCGATGCCTTAAATTACCATCAATTAACAATTATCAATATAAAAGGGGCGTTTTAATATGACTTACACAATATCAATAGAGGGTACTAATTGGTATATATCCGGCATTGATAAAAAGCAATTAAACCGAACTTTAGACGCATTATTTGAAAAAGGTTACTCACCTATCAATGATGCGCCTAACATTATAATCACTAAGCATGAAAGTGGGGAAAAATGATTAACTTGTTTAGACGGTTACAAGACTTAATTAAACGATTCATTAATAGTTGGGCAATGGTCTACCTAATAATGATTGTATACACATTTATATTTTTAATAGCTATGACGGGGGGTCTATAAATATGGAAACAAAAAAAGACATAATGCACACAGAATCCAAATATGGAGAGGTCATTGAGATGATCTACAGCTATGAGGGTTACCGTGACTTATATCGTGCCGAATTAAACCGCAGTATGGGGACCGCAAAAGTTAGCAAGTGGACCGATGCGAACGGGTGGCGTTACTTGTTCGGCGGGGAAAACCCGAAAGATACGGGAATTGGATTGTGGCTAACCGCTACAGACAAATTCCATGAGATAATGCACATAAATTAGCCCCCGCACCCCCTACCCCCTCGCCGGTAACCTCTCACCGGCGAGGGGGTTCTTTTTTTTTGCGTAACCACTGATCGTTCACTATCAACTACATAACTACAGCTTTAAGCCGTTGGGAAACCTGGCCAGGCCAAAGCCAGGTAAAGGTTTTTTACAAATTGTCATACATTTTGATGTTTATGGGGGTAGTATGGGGTTGTCTATTAAATGAAAGGAAAGTTATGACTACAAAACTTATTGGACACTGTGGGGTGGATAGCGGTCAGATACTGCTAATTGATCCATGCTACGTTTACAGCGATAAATTCTACGATGAGTGTTGCAAGGTGACACTGTCAGAAGATAAAGCCGGTGAAACTACGTTAGGTGTCGTTACAAGCACATACAGTGGTGATGGTAATTATCCGGTGTATGCCACAACCGATGAACACGGTGGAATCATGTCCGTTGAAATAGTGTTCAAGAAAAGTGACACACACAAAATAATTATAGAAACTACTGAAGATGCAGTAACTAACAAAGAAGTTGAAATAGCTTTGAATGATCTTAATGTTGCATTAGGTGATGATCTTATCTCTTGGTCAGAAAGTGAGGAACAAACTACCGATGAGGACATTCAAATTCATATCGAAACTGATGAGGAATACGGTAGGCGAGTTTCACAAATTTTAGAAAGTGAGGAACAATGAAAATTAAGAAAAAGGATTGGTTAAAAATTCATGAGGATTTTAGGAACAATGACCACCAAAACCCTATGATGCTTAAATATATAGAGGGTAAAGGGACTTGTTCAATTCCGGTAGAGTTTGAAAGTGAGGAACAATGAATAAAGAAGAACGCAAAAAACTAATAGCTTACTTTTCACGCCCAACAGATAAAAATGTACTGGTTGCCGCAAGAAGATTAAGATATTGGGAACGTGTAGCCGGATTAAGAAAATAATGAAAGTTCTAAACCTATACGCCGGACTAGGCGGTAACCGCAAACTATGGACAGAATGCGAGGTAACCGCCGTAGAACAAAACGAAAAAATAGCTAACGTCTACCGGCAACAACACCCTAACGATCACGTTGTTGTCGGTGACGCACACCAATACCTTTTAGACCATTCACACGAATACGACTTTATATGGTCAAGTCCACCATGCCAAAGTCATACACGAATGCTTAGAGGGGGTCGTAACCGCAAACCACGTTATCCGGTCATGGACCTTTACCAAGAAATAATCTTTCTAAACAATTCCTATGACGGTAAATGGATAGTCGAAAACGTTGTCCCATATTATGAACCGTTAATAAAGCCCACTAAAAAAGTTGGTAGGCATTTGTTCTGGTCTAATTTTTTGTTTAACGATACGATTCTGCAAACAGTACCGCAACCTAAAAATTTCATTAACTTAGGAACTGTTGCCGGTTCAGAAATGTTAAAGGATTGGCTAGGTATCCATTATGAGGGCAATATTTATTATGACGGCAACCATGATCCGTCACAAGCGTTACGGAACTGCGTACATCCGGCACTCTCTTTGCAGATATACGAAAAAATGCTAACCCTACCAACGCAAGAACCACTATTCTAAAACCTGGCCAGGCCAAAGCCGGACTCTTTTTGCGTAATCACTACAAAAAATCAATATCAACTATATAACTACATACGTTAGCCATCGAAAAATTTAGTAGCTACGTTTGTTGTGTGATCTAAAAACAGAACACCCCCACCAGGATAGGAAACTGGTGGGGGTAGTTCAGTGTCTATAGAAAGGAGGAACTTTCTAAAAGTAACTATACATTAGTGTCATCTACATAGCAACGGTATTGATGTATTGTTTATGTATGGGTTCGGATTGGCGTGAAAAAGCTAACTGTCGTGGCATGACTAAGCTAATGTATTCAGATCAGCATAAGAAAGCTAGGCGTGTTTGTTGGCTGTGTCCGGTGCAAACTGAGTGTTTGATGGAATCTTTTGAAGAAGAAGATATTAATTATCCGATGTATGGTGTTCGTGCTGGTATGTCTGCTGCGGAGCGTTTTCGCTACAGGCGTATGATGTTGCAATAATTTTTGTAAGTATTACACACATTGTCACACATTCTGATACACTAAGTGTATGAATAAATCCCAGACAGATACCCGTATCAAAGACAACGGTCATAGGTGGGTGCAGTTGGGCGGTCCCGAAGATGGTGACGTTCGATGTATGCACTGTGATTGTAGACCTGCCGGTAGGTGGGCTAGACAGCTATGCGATTCTGTAAAGCTATAGTCTTACGGTTTTGTAGTGTGGATATGCGTTCATTGATCGCTTTCCGAAAGTTTCGGGAAGTTATGAAAAAGTTACAGGAGGAATTAAGTGACTGAGGAATATAAGTACCGTGAAAAGCCAAGGAGTAGTGTCAATACAACATTGCATACTTGCAGGGTAGAACCAGAGATTAGAGGCAAGATCTTTAGCTCTTTCGATAGTATTTCTATTGAGGTTCAAGGCTACGAATTTAGCATTACTGTAAGCGCTCCATACATTTCAGATAAAGATGCAAGTGATCCTTTCGCTGATTGGAAACCAGGTGACGGCATCAAGCTATTCAAAGCTGCTGTTACGAACATGGATGTTAGAGACTACACGGTAGAGGAAGATTAATCGTGCAGAATCCATATCACAATGGTATGCAAATGGTCATTGACCGCTTCGATGCGGTAACGAAGGTGGCAGGTGGGAAATGTCCTACCTGCCATCGACCTTTCCGTACCGAAATAAAAGCTAGATCAGGTGACCAGCCAGGTTTAGAAAAAGAAGCGTACAAAGAGCTGAAAGATGCTAGTAATAATTGTAAGCGTGTGTATGACTTTCTTCGTTGGGAGTTGCACATGGCGCTGACTCGTAGTCACCGTTCTGGGTACACGTTGAATGACGGCTGGTGTTCTGCTAGTGATTTCAGGGAGAACCTTGGTGAGGGTGATTGGCAACGTCGAGTGCGTCAGCTCAGTGAAGAGTTTGGTGTGAAGATAGATCGGAAGATGGATTATCCGAATGGTGGCAAGCGTAAGGTTGCCTTTTACAGATTAGGAGAAGAACAATATGCAATACAGTAATACGGCTAGGGAATCGTTTGAGAAGTTCTTAGCTGATGATAATGAGGAGAATGGTGCGAAGCCTACTGCGGCTGGGACTTTGATGCGCTGCTCCGACGCTGGTAATTGTCTACGTCAGCGAGGCTTTGCCGCCGCCAAGTTTCCAGAGGCTCATAGCTTTGATACAAGCACATTAATAGCGTTTAGTTTGGGTACTTCAATGCACGAACTATTGCAGGAATCAATAGGGCATGTGCATGGCGGTGAATTTGAAAAAGTGGTAGATTTGTCGCCTTTGGGTGTCAGCCTTAGCGGTTCATCAGACGGAGTAGTTGAAGTCAATGGGCAAACCAGGTTGCTTGAGATCAAAACAATGAGTTCCTACCCATTCAAAATAGCTAAAGAAACAGGGTTACCCAAGCGACAGCACGTTGCACAAGCAGCCTTGTACGCTATGGGAACACCAGAAGTAACGCATTTATGGATGGTGTATTTAGCGAAAGAGTCAGGTTTTCGTGGAGCGCATAAGTCGGGAGACATGATCGAATGGGTCATAGAGCTTGACGAGGAACTGTTTGATGGGTTCACGCCACGACAAATAGCAGAGCAAGAACTAGACAACTTCCGTAGCGTACAACAATCATTGTCAGAAGAAATGCTACCTGACGCTGTTGTATTCGATGACAACGGTGTGGATATGCTTGTGGAAAAGCCACCTGCGTATGGTGCTAGCAAAGGACAGCCTTGGAACTGTCGTTACTGCCGATACCAGAGTATCTGTGAAGCCTGTGGTCCTACTGAGGTGTCTTTACAGACGGCTAAGGTTCATGCTGGTTGGCTAACTGAGGAGGAAACAGTATGAATGAACAACTAATACAATTAACTAAACCTGTTAGCCCTGTCTTTATAGAAACTAAACCAAAAGCAGGTCGCAATTTATCTTTTGTTGGACACGCAAATGTTACGCAGTTATTGTTAGCTGCCGTAGGTCCATACTCTTGGGAGAAAGTACCAAATTCAGATTTGTTTGATGGCGAAGGGAATCTTGAAGCTCAGGTATGGCGTTTAACTGTAGAGATAGATGGTAAGGAAGTTTCTGTTGAATCAACTGGAGATTATGACAATATGAAAGGGAAGTCGCAAGGCTTTCGAGCGCAGGTGTGCGAGGGCAATGCTTATCGCCGGGCTGCGTCTAAGATTGGTGTCTTTCTTGAGGGTTGGGTTGATGGAGCTAGTAAATCAGGGATGTATGTTATTCACGAACATCTCAAATCACTTAATGGAAAGGATTTAAGGAATGACCCTTAATGAAGAAACAATATATTTACACGGAAACCTTTGCCGTGAATGGTCTACCAAGACTATTGAATCAACTGGCAAGCAAGTAATTGAGAATGCCCTCGCATGGCAGCCGACGAAGGATTCCGAAACGACATTTATAGATTTAACGGTGTGGGAGTCAAGAGAAGGCAACACAGACCACTTCGATGCCATCATAGACGAAACCAGCAAAGGCAGCAGAGTCATGGTGCAAGGAAGATTCAAATCAAGAGATTACAAAGCTAAAGACGGCACACCCAAGAAAGGGTGGAACTGTTCTGTATGGAACATCGCTAAGGTCATTAGACCTTCGATGAAGAAAGATCCATATCAGGGGGCAACGGCGATAGTAGACGGCAAACCAATGACCGATGAAGATTGGTTCTGATTGTTTGACGACTTCAATCGCAAGAAAAGTAAACTCCGCAACAAATCCCCTTATCTTGTGCGATGCGAATGCAACTGGTATATCGGTTCACGCATTGTGCAAGAAAGGGGTCGTTGCCCTAACTGTAACAAAAGGATAAAAGATGAACAATGACATAATGGTAAGCGTAAGGCTACCGAAAGACTTAGTGAAACGTATTGATGACACAGCGTTGGAGGAGGGTAGGTCTAGGTCTGGCATGATTCGCCGTATCCTGGACAGGTATCCTGAAACGTTTGATTCAAATATCCGTGAGTAAAGCTAGACAAAAGGGTACGATTGGCGAGAACGAGATTGTCGCATTACTGTACGAATACGGACTAAAAGATGCGAAACGGACCTCGGCAGGTATGGAAAGCCATGATATCTGGTTGGGGGACATAACTGTCGAGGTCAAGTACCGCAAACGCTGGACACTGTTCCCTTGGATAACTAAACTCCGCAAAGTCGCAAACGGAAATAAGTGGGTACTATTCGCCATACATGGTGACAGGAGATCAACCGTAGGCAAGACTGTAGGTAGAGTCGCTGTGTTTGACGCAGATTTCGCAGCAGAATTATTAATGCTGTGGCGGCATTGGCAAGAGAAAGACACATACCTATGAAACCTAGATTAAGAGTCCTTAGCCTAGGCGCAGGAGTCCAATCAACAACAGTAGCGTTAATGGGAGTACACAAAGAAATCCCACACATGGACCACGCCATCTTCAGCGACACCGGATGGGAACCTCAATCCGTGTACGCTCACTTACAATGGTTGAAACCCATACTTGAAGAAAACGGAACCCAAGTACACATAGTCAGCGCAGGGAACTTACGCAAAGACGCACTAGGAGAGAACCCGGACATAACCAGAGTTGCTTCAATGCCGATATTCGTTAAGAACCCTGATGGCACGAAAGGTTTGTTGCGTCGGCAATGCACACTTGAATACAAAATAAATCCATTGATGAAAAAACAACGAGAGTTGGTCGGTTTGAAACCACGGCAACGATGGAAAGAAGAACAACATTATTACATGGATTTAGTAATGGGTATTAGTTGGGATGAAACGCAACGTATGAAAGATCCTAACGTTCCTTGGGTAACCAACCATTACCCGTTAATCGATAACCGCATGACAAGGTACGATTGTTTGAAATGGATGGAAGATAAAGGCTATCCAAAGCCACCAAGAAGCGCTTGTCTAGGTTGCCCTTACCACAATGACGTTGAATGGAGACACATCAAAACGACTGATCCAGACGGCTGGGCAGACGCTGTAGACTTTGACGAAAAACTACGGAAGCAAGCTCTTGTTGTAGGCAAATTAGAAGGCGAACCTTATCTGCATCGGTCTATGTTGCCGTTATCCGAAGTTGATTTACGGAATGAAGAGGATATGGGGCAGATTAATTTATTTGACCAAGAGTGCGAGGGTATGTGCGGTATTTAATAGCGGTTTTTGCAATGTTGATTCTTCTTGCAACACCAGCTCAAGCCCACATACCGTGGGACAAGGTAGAGCAACACATATTAGCCACTGAATACGACTGGTTAGAGGACAGTGAACGAGTGTGGCTGTTGCAATACTGGATGGGTATTGACCAGGATGGCGTGTATGGTCGTAACACTCACAAGTGGCATCGACAATGGGCTATGGAACGAAGTATACCTGTGCGTCTGTATTCAACCGTTTCCCCTGATGCACGATTCTCCCCAGCCGTGGAACAATGGAGATCTACTGTCGAGGCAGCTATTGTGGAGATGGGTGGAGACTTGCGTGATACTGCTAGGTTCCTTTCAATCATTTCTTGCGAATCTGGTGGTGATCCTAAAGCACGATCAAGTGTTAGTACTGCTAGTGGTTTGATGCAACATTTGAGGACATATTGGGATGCTAGGAGTCGTACTGCTTTAGGGTATGTAGGGGACATCTATGATGGGCAAGATAATATCAGGGTTTCTGCTTGGCTTATTTACAGGGCTACAGGCGGTGGCTGGCAACACTGGGTATGTAGCTAACCTATTCTTCTTTCCAGTCAATCCATACGCCAATAAAATGGCAGATTGCACTAGCTACCGTAATCCAAATACCGTACTCTCTTGTCTCCCCAGACAACGTAATCAGCACAATACCTGTTGAACCAGCGGTAAGGCTAAGGATGAACGCTTCTCTTGTTATGCGTTTAAGTTTACGTTTAATCATTGTTTCTCCTAATTGTTGGACCGCTGGGAGAAACAGCCGATGGACTGCTAGGTCTTGGGGGGGTTGGAGTTGTAGGTCTTGGTTGCGGTGGTGACGGTCTTGTCGCTACTGCTGTAGTAGCTACTATAGCAGTCGATGTTACAGCAATGATAGAGCGTCGATCATCAACGTTGATGGTTGAATCCTCTGGCACATAATCCTCAAAGCCACCAGCAAACACGTTTATTTCAGCTTCAAGTTCTTCTTTAACCTCGTCAGAAGCCTCGTTAAACAGCTCTGGTGCTGACTCAAAGATAACAGTTATCTGCTCATCTGTAGCTTCCTCAAAGAAGTCCGGGTTGTCCTCTAGGACTTCTTCAAAAAAGACCTCAACATCTGCTTCATCCTGTAGTATTTCAGCAATAATTTCGTCGTCAAGCTCATCAGCGTCTAACTCCTCAAAGTCTACTTCTTCAATGTCCTCAAATTCCTCAAGAACAAAGTCTAGTTCCACCTCTGATTGTACTTCACCTGGCTGTTCTTGTTCTCCATCATCAAGGAAAGTTGTTTCTTCTTCCTTTTCTTCCTCAAATTCTTCCGGTATAAATTCATCAAGTATTTCAATTTCTGGTAACTCATCTAGCTTAAACTCTTCCCATTCTACATCATCGAAGTCCCACATGATATCATCTTCAAATGGCAGTTCTTCTGATTCCTCTATGTCTATTGTCACTGGTGGCGGTGGGTTTTCTTCAAATGGTGATGGAAGAATTGGCTCTGGGTCTGGCGATGTATCTTCTATGGGGGGTTCCCACACTGGGGTTGGTTCTGGCTCTTCTTCTGGTTCTGGTGGGAGGGGAGTGGGATCTTGAATAGGCTCATCTACGGGAGGCTCAACTTCCTCTTCAGGCGTAGGCGTTGGTTCCGGTTCAGGGTCTGGCTCAGGCGTAGGCTCTACAGGCTCAGGCGTAGGCTCAGGAGTTGGTTCGGGCGTAGGTTCTGGTTCTGGAGTCGGTTCAGGATCAGGCTCAGGCTCACTCGACAACGACCAGGTTACACCAGAAAACTCTAACGTATACGTTCCAATAGTCGTATCACTGTAAGAAGTAGCTGATAATTCATAGTCTCCTGCATCTAGCGTAAGGTTAAGGTAACTGTCCCAGCACATGCCGTTAACGTTGTGAGCAGCACCGTCGTCATCCTCACCAATAATTGTCCCATCGCTGTCGTATAGTTTAAGATAGGGGTCTGCTGCGTAAGTGTCTGTGCCTTCCCCTGTTTCATGGTCATCGCATGTCAATGATGTATAAGTAATTATTTCCACAGCAGTCTGATCTTCCTCCACAGTCATGTACACAATGGGTGGGTCATCATAGTCATTCACATGCACAGTACATGCAGTATTGTCCTCATCTTCTTGATCTACACACGTTGTTTCAGGCTCGTTCTCTTGCGCTGAGGCAGGGCTAAGAACAGCCAATACCAGCATTAACGCAAACAAAATGCGTGACAAAGCAAAGAAAAAGCGAGCCATAAGCCCACAGTACAACTAAACGTTATGGAACTATAGAGGGCTTTTCCGTTTTCTCAGCCAACCGACTTCTGCTATACGAGCCACAATCGTTACATTTCCACCGCTGATACCTATTCGTTTGAGTCGTTCTAAAACCTCTACGCTGTAAGTTATGTGAACCGCAAGTAGGACACGCATGTTCCTCCGTAAATATGTTGAGGTTCGGATGGTTCAGCATCCAAGGTCGCAGCTTCAAATACACTTGACGCAACAAATCAACATCCTGCCGGGCATACTTAATCATTGTTTTCCAGGCTTTCATATCGCCACGCATACACCCAGCCCACGTTTGAAAACCACCAGTATCTACCTTCTGACCAAGCCCCAAATGCTGCCCTACATGATTCAAACGATTTGAGTTAAACATGAAATATCTGCGAGCTACCTTCAACGTATCAACAGACTTGACAGGTGCAGGTGGACCTAGGTCATGGTACACGAACCTAGCGTTAGCTTTACGCATATCAAACCTGTCACCGTTGTGCGCTATAACAATGTCAGCCTCATCAAACAACTCCCACATCTTCTTGACAACATGAAAATCGTTCTCTGGGTCTTTGTCGTAGGCTTCAGGAAAATCAACTAGCGAACATACGTGCGTGCGTTTCTGATGCTCCCACCTATACGACACACACATAATGTACCATTCACGCTTATGCTGAATAACGTCTTGCTGGTACTGCCCCCACACATAAGACAAGTTGGGTGCTGTTTCAATGTCGTAGTAAAGGATTTTGGTCATATACCATTCTAGGGGACAGTTAGTAGTCGAAGGGTGCATACCCCTTCCCACCAGTTGCCATCATCAGATAATTTCTCTGCTGACATAGCAATCTGATCAATTACGCAAGTATCAGTTTGCGAACCTTCCTGATACGTTATGATCTCCCGATTAGCCATAGCTGTTTTCAACGCATTGTATTCAGCTTTCGTATCGTACCCAATAGCAGAACCTCTACCCCTGGATGTAGCAACTTTTGTTTTAAGAATAATTGGCACGATTATTTCGTCTACTCTTGTAGGCGCAGGGAACGCTTGGATTCTCCACGACTCAATAATAGGACCAGCAGTTACTACAGAGTCCCTAGTTAAATTAAGTTGCACTTTGAACGCTTCAGATAGTTCAGGAACAAGCGTCGTAATGTTCGTAGCAACCTTGTTAGTTAAGTTACCTGTTGTTACGCTAACGTTCTCATCATTTGTAACCGTTGCTGTTATTGAACCACCAGCGCTAGACGCAGCACCAGCATACTGAGTACTGCTACCGCTGTACTCTACGCCTGACTCACTGTATTGATTGTTTGTGGCTGACAAAGCTGACGGAGCGTAACGGATTTCGATGTTCCTCAACACCTTATCAAACTGGCTATTCCAACTCACATCACCAACAGTTAACGTGCCAGAAGCAACTAACTCACCAGTAGACTTTTCACCCTGCACACCATTAGTGGAATCAGTAAAATACGTTCTGCCTAAAGCCCTAGCAATAAACATAACGTTACCTGGCGAAGCATCAGCACCACCAGACGTTCCATCTTTAACTGACACTACATCTGCTGCCCAAGCAGGAACAAGCGTTTCAGTAAACCGTGACAAATCAGCTCGATACACTTTGCCAGAACCGCCACCAAACCACACAAAGCGTTCATCAGCAGCCAAACTAAATACTTGCCCCACATCATCAATAACAGGACCATACGTTACCGATCCTGACCCTGCATCAATAGCAGCAATCCGCAAACCCTTAGTAGTCGCCAACGCAAGAATGCCAGCATAAGAAACCATGTCGTTAATTTTTTCGCCTCTGGGCAGTTCAGCTACTTGTTGTGGTTCGTCAAGCAAACCATCAGCAGCAGCTACAGATATAAAGCTAATAAATCCTGTATCAGCAGCGTTACCTGCTGCATAGAAACCTACTGGACCTGAACAAACCGTGACCCAGCTACCGCCTGCTTGAGGGATACTTGAATCAAGGCTGCTAGAAACTTTCGCACCGCTAGAACTAACTTCAGATATGTTAGCGCCATCTAAGAAAAACAATCTGCCACCAACAAGTCGAATAAAGTCAGGGTTTAACGATCCAAAACTTGCTGGTTGCGTAGTAGCACCAAGATTGACGCTAGCAGCAGCCCGGTTAGAGCCATACGCAATAAACACTTTTGAACCGTCAGACGCAATATCAGTTATAGTTTGCGGACTGGCTAAAGCTGTAACTGTTGACCAGTTAACATCAGCGTCAGCAGAGTTAAACGAGTTAGAGAAATACAAGTTTGTTCCTTGAGCCACATACATGTACGACCCAAGCATTTTCATCTTTACATCAGTCCACGCAAACGTGTCGTTCTTAGATTCACAAATAGGCAACAAACTAATTTGCCCTTCAGTCCACACATCAACACCAGACGACTCACTGAATCTTGACCGATTAGAATTAGCATGATCGTAAAACTTTTGCCCAGACCCAAACGACCAATCAGTCTGCGACCTCAACCAAAACTGAGAATCTATTGACTGCTCACCAGGCTCGTCAGACGTATCTCTTTGCTCACGCAACGTAGGAATAGTCGTTCGACGGTACTGGTCAACGTCAATGTTGTACGAACGTGCATCAGCATCTATTGTTAATGTAACTGGTAGCCGTTCAGCTCTGTGAACCATTTACACCCCTCTATAGAAAGAGTTTTGTGTTTTAGTCCCTGACCTCATCCAATACGTTGGATACTGCTGATCTAACCTAGCTGCTTCAGCATTTATCCTGGTTTCACGCAAAGCTCGAAGGTCACGCATAGAAGCAGATATAGCACCGGCAGGAACCTCATCCGCTCTACGACTAGACCCTTGCTCATCTATAAACTCACGGCGAACAGGTCGAGTAGACATTAACCGTAGCGCTGCTCCAAGTGACGGTAGATCATACGCTTCAGTATGTAAGCCGACAGTGCTTAACGCTGTTGAGGTAGCAGCTAACGCAGTAAACCCTGTCTTGTATTGCACTCTTACTGCTTGCCCAGAGTTAGCGTCATCATGCAAAACTAAAGCGTACCCTGACGCAAATGAACCAGTGTTGCGATCTCGTCGTAAAGTCCACGCAGGTAATACTGGTTCTGTGTTCTCAGATCCATCGTCAGTGTACGTTACTTGGTACACAGCTAAGATGTCATCAGTTACCCCAGTTAGGTTGTAACCGTCTTGAGATATGTTGTATGTAAACTCAACAGTTTTCATCTGATACAAACCATTTTGAGGCGATGATAAATCAGCTAACTCATCGTTAATAGCGTTTAGCACAAGTTGTGCAGGGAATTTAGGGTTAACAGTTACTAGATCACCTGTGCTGTGTGAAGCAGCGGTTGTGCCTCGAAAGCCACGCTTAACAGTAGCGTCATTAGTAGAAGCGTTAACGCTAAACACATACATAAGTTCAGTGCCTACCTCAATAATTGACCCTTCAACAATGCTAGAACTGTCATAGGTAAATGCTACAGTTGTATCACTTGTACTTAAATCTGCTGACAACTGGTCATGTTCTTCAACATAATCAGTTAACAACAAGTTCTTAGTTTCATCTATCCACGTTTGAGCAGTCATAACGCCTCAATACTATTCATAAGTCTTTCGCTTTCTTTCCTACTCGCATCACTAGAATACAACCGACCTGCCTGAATCTCGCTCTTAGTTTCAGCATGTTTCTCTAAATGCGCTGAACCATTAATAGATTTAGGTTGCACACCGCTCTGACGCAACCGCTTATACGCAGACATGTCAGCATCTTTAGCCTTGTCAGCTTTCTTCGTAGCTTCTAAATCAATCACAGAGTTACGAGAAGGCATAGCAGAAGGCGCAATGTTCACACCTGAAATAAGTTTGCTCATTGCCTGTCCACAGTCAACGCAATGAAACGAATGCTCATCATTAAAGCCATGTATTATTTCTTCAACGTTGTCACATCTGTTGCATTTATAGTCATACCGTGGCATAACCCTCAACCTCTATTCCGTAGCCAGCATTTTTTAACGAGTTTAGTTCATCTTCTGTAAAATCGGTAGGGGATTCATGCCCACCATATATTGTCCGAGAAACTGTACTCATGTCTGCCGGTTGTCGAGTCGTTACCGACCCATCGTTTAATATAAATATATTAACGCCTCTAGCCGTCGGAGGATAGAATCTGCGTAAGTTCCTAGCAGGACTAATAGTAGGAAACCTGGTAACGTCTAATGTCGGAACCGTATTTTCAAACACAGGCACATACTTTGTATTGAATAATAGTTGATCTACAGACGTTGTAGCATTAATTGTAGACACACTTATGTTCTGGTCCATACTGACGGTCACAGACGGCGTTGTAGACGTTCCACCTATAACTGATGGTTCTACATCAGCGTTGCCTGAAATCGTCGCAGACGGCGTTGTAGCAGCCGTAGAGATGACGCTAGGGGCAACACTCGCTGTGCCAGATATAGTCGCAGATGGCGTAGTCGTGACACCAGCAATAACGCTAGGTTCAACACTAGCCGTACCCGATATTGTCGCCGACGGCGTAGCAGTAACGCCAGCAATGACACTAGGAGTTACACTAGCTGTCCCTGATACAGTCGTAGCAGGAACAGTCGTCGTACCTGCAATTACCGCAACGACAGCATTCGCAAAGGCTGTCACGGTTACAGCCGGAACAGTCGCAGAACACGCTATTGTCGATGCGTTTACTGTCGCATCTGCCTGCGAATAGTTTACGCTTGAACTTGCGTAGGTAACCGCAGATGAACTGTAGTTTATTGTCACCTGCTGACCTCACTACTCGTCGCCGTACAGGGACTCCTCAGATGCGGTAGTCTTACCAGCCAAAGAACATGACTTATCGCCAATCTTCGTAGCAGCCCAGCTCTTAAGAACTGACAACACAGCAGCAAAACCAGAAGCTATAACAAGTTTCCAGTTACTTACACCCATGTCAAGGAAGCTGTTACCACTGATCGTGGCTACCGCTGCTTGTACAAACGTTGCTGCACATCGCTCAAGTAAATCTAGATATTCTTTCATCGTAATAATGCCTTCCAAGTATTTGGTCCAACTACGCCGTCAACATATAGTAGCCGACGCTTTTGGAACTCCACAACAGCCTTTCGAGTAAGTCTGCCATAATCCGAATCTATTTTGTACCGATACAATCCCTTAGCAGCCAACAACTGTTGCACCACTTTGACAGCAGCACCCTTAGAACCTTTCTTCAACGGATGAGCAGTAACCAAGGCTTCTATCTCAGCAAACGCAGCAGCAATACCCTTAACATCTTGCTTCGCTGTTTTCTTAGCTTTCGTGCCTTTTAATGCTGGTGCATCAAACCATTTGACTTTGCCGTTTACGACTTTGCAAGGTTGATGATGCCACCACTCACCAGGCACATAAGCAACCATGCCATATGACTTTGCTATGGCGTTCACTTGAGAAGTACTGATACCTTTACCAGTAATTCTAAAATCAACGGCATAACCCCAGTTATCAAACGCTGGTTGTTGCATGTGATATGACCCTTGGAAACCTGACGCTGTTTTGCGATCAGGGTTAGCAGCTAGGTTAAACCCTGGCCTACCGCTTTTGTATCCGTCGTAGAAGTATTTTTGTTGTGCGTAGGTTCGTACTCCTGATACGACTTTGACTTTGTTGCGAATACGGCTGTCTCTAAAAAACGCTTCTAGTCTGCGTTTGAACTCTGGGTGTAGTAGTTCAATATTAACGTGTTTACTCGTCGTCGGTATCATCTTGTTGTTCTGTTAGCTTTCTGATTTGTACTGCTTGTACACAAATCATTAATTCTTTTGGGAATTGTCTTTCTACTTCTTGGAGTACTTCTACTGGGGTAAGTTCCATTTTATCCTTCTAACGCTTCTACTTTATCAGCTAATTTCTGGCACATCTGCAACAACATAGGTATAAGCACTGTTGTTCTTATGCCTTTATACCCATGCTGATCTGTAGTTACTAATCCAGGTATATGTTTTTCAACTTCTTGAGCTACAAATCCTAACATTTTTTTACTTGGAGTTTCTAAATCTACAATGTCAACTGTTCCATCTCCATTGTCTTTAAGATCTTTTGTCATTTGATAATTAATGACTTCTAATTTACGTAGATCTTCATAATAATCACGACATGCTTCTGTTGTCTTTAGTCTATTATCTGAAGGGAATGCTCCATAAGAGTTTGTTTTGCTAAAAACATCACCGTCTGCTTCAACATAAAAGATAACACCGCCTGTGCTGTTTACGTCGCTTTTAAGGACAAATACGTCATGCGAAGCTGTTGAACTGTTTCGATATCCACCTAAAGCCACTGATGTGCTTTGCCCACCAAGCGCAGGGTCAGTTCCGGGATAATCAGCGCCAGCTAAACCAGCAAGTACTTCTCCTGATTTCATAATTCTTAAAGCTGTTGCAGGAGTTTCCGAACCCCCATCAGGAGTAACCTGAAACAACAATTCCGTAGGCATATCACCGTCAGCAGGTGCGCCATCAATAAGTGCTTGGATAACAGCACCAGTAGCGTATGAATCGCCGTCATAACCTTGGAACATGACTTTACCAAGAACAGCGTTATCATCGACGGCAGCCGGAGAAGCAGCAGAACCATCTGTTTTTCGCAACGTCAATTCAGCAGCAGTCGCCTCAGTATCATGATGAGCAGTTAAATTAATAATTGCATCAGCAGAATCCTTGGCAACAGAAAAAGAACCAGTTACATCTAAGGCTCCTGCAACTGTCGTATTTTGAGCGATTGCAATTTTTTCAGAACTATTAGTAGTCGTGAACGTAATATAGGCATTATCAGCTTCTTCAATAATCAAAGCAGAAGCCTGATTATCAGGAATCTTAATAGAGTTCTCACCAGCATTCGTAAACTGCAACGCACCATCAGCGCCACCAGACAACACTAAATCGCCAGCAATATCAGCAGCCCCATCAATATCTACATCACCAGATATATCCAAAGTAGCTGCATCTAGCTCACCAGTCAGCGTAACATTACGGAAACTAGCAATATCCTTATTACCGTCAACAACAACAGCTTTAGAAGCAGTAACAGTACCGCCTGTAACACCATCAAGAAGATTAATCTCAGCAGCAGTCGAAGTAACTGCTGTAGAACCAAGAATCAAATCCCCCTCCGGAATTGTCACATCACCAACAAACGTAGGTGTCGTATCCCAAGCAGAAGTACCAGTACCAGTACCAATTAGCACAGCACCAGAAGAAGGCGTGGTATCACCAGTACCCAACTTCTCCTCAATCTGCAACACAGCACCATTCACATTATTATGAATCGTCGCATGGTTAGGCGAATTAAGATTATCAGAATCCGCTATATTATCAGGAAGCTCATCAGGATCTCTGTCTAACGCACCTGGAAATCTAGTTGCCATCATTCACCTCTTATGGAGTTAAGTCAATCGTAAAAATACCGCCAGAAGCAAACGTAATCGTAAACGTTCCGTTACTCGACGAGAAATCAGAACCAAAATCAATGTATGCAATAAGCGGATCATTAGTTAAAGAATCATCATAAATTACAGCGCCCCTAGCGTTTGTAATTGTTGCGGAGGACCATGATGTGTCGGCAGCATCAAACTTGATTGTGCCACCTGTCTGGGTTAAAGACAAACTGCCTAGCGTGTTACCACCTGAAGTGTACCCTGTCCCAGAAACCTCGTTAGTTACATCGCTCTTAAAATCATGCGCCCCAAAGTCAGGGGTGTACGACGACGTAACCAACATAATTTTGATCGTGTCATTGTCTAGGTCTAACGCATGACTGTTATTCAAAGCGTTAAGAAACGTTATTCCATAAAGACCACTAGCCATCAGCGTTCTCCTCGTCAGTTACAACGCTGGCTTGTATTGTCTCAGCAGCTATAACTACATCTACTTGTTCATCTTCCATGATTCACAATAATAATCTAATCAAATGCAGAAAGATAGAGGGTAGGCTAACCTCCCAGTACAGTCAGCCTACCCTGCTATCTAATTAGGAGCTATCAGTTAGCGCCTATTGATGATGATGTTTCAATCCTTCGGATACATTCCTCACGGAATCTTCCGTATCCTACAAGGTGATACCAACCTACTGTGTTGAATCGACGCAAGCTGTCGGTTACAGGACCGAATACGATGCTTGGGTCCGCACCGAAACCGGCTGCCCGGCTGTGTGCTTTCGCAAGAGCTTGTCTACCAACTATTACAGTTTTGTATTCATCAACATTGGAAGCACCAGCGTCAGCGGTTAGCGTGATTCTTGGTGTTTCAATGAAGTCAACTCCACCGAATGTACCGATGCTACCAGTGCGGACAGCATTTCCATCTTGGCGGATTTGGTGTTGAATAACGTCAGTTACGGCTGTAGCTTTACGCAGATCGTAGGAAACGTCAGGGTGGATAAATCCAACGTAAACGTTGCCGTCAAATGCAGGCGCAGAAGCAGTCCGTAGGTTAGCTACACACTGTCGAACAAGATCAGCGGTGATAATGTCACCTGCTGCTAGTTCTCCTGTAGCGGTTGCATCGCCACCGTATAGAACGTTAGTTCCTTCAGTTACAATGTCGTGAACAATCTTATCAAGGCTGTCACCCATGTTGTAACCGATAATGTTAGCAGCGTCAGCGTCTATGTTTAAGAAGCTGGTTCCTCGTGCTTTAGCGGTGGTTTGTATTGTATTACCGTACTCAGCAAGTGTTACTGTAACTTGTGCGTCACCCATTGTTGATGGTGTGAGGTCAGAAGTTTCAGAAATTGCTGAAGTAGCTTGTGATAAATCGCTGTACTTTGTGAACTTAACGCTTGCTCCAGCGTGCGATTGGTTTGTGGTTTTCACATCGCAAACCATCTCGAAAAGAGGTTGTGATCGCAACGCAAAGTAAGCGAGCTGTTCAAACGCTGCATTACCAGCGGAGTTCAGCGAACTCATTTGTGTTATTGCCATTAGGCTATCTCCAATTAAATTTGGAGCCTACCTTACGTCATTGCGTTAAAAGTACCGCCATTGGCTTCCCACAACTGTCGTAATTCATCAGCATTTTTAGTTTGTCTAATTAAACTCTCGAATTGAGGATCTGCCACAGGACCAGCATCATCACTAGCCTCAGCGATTCTACGCTCCGCTTCGACTTGCTGTGCAAACTGCGCCTGTTGCTCTACCATTGACGTATTCGCCTGGTTTACCACATTTGATAAACCTGCGCTTTGAGCCTCAGCCTGTATAGCTTCAACACTTAGCTCGCCTTCGTAGCCTTTCATGAAATACTCAGTCATCTTATTAGATGGATCTAAGCCAGCATCACGAAACACTTCTTTGCGTTGCATCTGTTGAATCTGAGCTTCAAGCTCATCAGCCCTCGCAGCTCTCGCTTCAAGTTCTCTACGCCAATTCGGTTTGGATTCGGTACTAGAAACTTCTTCTGTTTCAGTAGACTCTGTTTCCATTATGTCACTCACCTTCTCATACACGCTAACAACGGTGGAATGCTAGCGGAGTTTAATTTAGTGTGAACGGCTCACCCTCGTAATGGGGCAGATCACATAACTAAATATAGGCAAATTCAGGGTTTAAGTCTATACCCTACTAATTTTGTGCTGATCCAAGACCAGTAGCGCCCATTCCGGTTACCAAACCACCAGTTCTTTGTTCCGCTGCTGCTTGTCTACGTTGCCGTAATCTACGCACTTGAGCTGTAGATTCTGAGTCTAAACCAAACGACGCTGCTGCTAATTCGGTTGACGTTACTGCCTGTTGCTCACCAAATACTTGCTGTGTTAGACCTGCTTGCTGACCTAAACGCTGCGATATTTCACGCTGTTGCACGTTCTGTCCGGCTAGTTGTCGAGCAACACCAGTGCCTATTCCCTGACCTGTGGCTTGTACTGCTGCTGCTGATAAGCCAGCGGATTCCATTTGTAAGCGTTGTTCTATGACGTTTACTCCTCTTTCAGGGTCTAAGAAATAGGCTATAAGTTCTCCGTCGTTTTCTGTTCCTATGCCATACATTTCACGCAACTGGTTTTTAAGTTCTGGGTTGACGTTGGATACGGCTGTTGTCGCCATTGAGACTCGTTGTGTCATTTCGGCAGGGGACACATCGTTGCCGATAAACTCTGCGAAGTCGTCGGGGCTGTCGTAGAAGCCTTCTGGTAGTCCTGCTGCTGACATTGTTTGACGGTAGTCTCGTTCTAGTCGTATGTATTCTGCTGGGCTGATAGCTGGCAGTCCTTGTTGCCTGCGTAGTTCCAAGCCTTTGAAACGTTCTTTGAATTGTTCTGTTTCTTTAAGTTGGATCATTACGCTGTCTGTTGATGCGCCTTCCATTAGGAAACGGTAAGCGTCTGCTGCTAGTCCTTCTAAGCCGTAGCTGGCTAGTGTGTCTTTGATGATTGTTAGTGCATCTCTGTCGTCTTGGGTTTCTTGCGCTTGCATAACAGCGCTATCGTCTACAACAGTTACCGGATCGCTTGCAGGTGGAGTTGGTGTATTCGGTCCAGGCGTTGGCAGTGGCATTGGCACAGCATCTTCTGGAGGAGGGCGATCATTAGGATCTACCGAAAAACCCGGATCTAAGTCAGTTAAATCAGGAAAATTGTCAGGTATGCTTCCTACTCCTCCACCTCTTGTATCTCCAAAACCCATTACGCTACCTCCCCAAACGTTTGACCAATCGAGAACGCCAACGCCCTCGCCTGGTCCTTAGCATCATCAGTCTGTTGCCACTCAGGAAGCGCACGAACAAAATTCCGAACCTCAGAAAGAGTCATCGGTCTAGCATTAGCACCAGCATCAGGAATGTACTCAATAACATCAGAGAACTCATCCAACATATCCACCTGCCTACCAAGCATCTGCTCAATCTGATACTTGTACGGTGAAAAATACTGATCCGGTGTAATACCCATTTGATTAATAACTTTATCTAACGTCGGGAACCTAGATACAGCAGTAGCTTTCAAATACTGCTCATACTCTGTTTGCGTAGCTTCCCCAGTGTAAATCTTCTCAGCCCAATCCTGAGCTGTTTCTTCTGTCTGTGGCACATAGTATTTGTACGCTAACTGTTCTAACGCATCTCGACCTGCTGAGAAATCAGAGAACTCATTGGTTATTTCGTAGTTAGCTAACTGTCCGATAATCATTTCACGGATAGCTTCTGTATCTTCACTATCACCGTTTTGTGCTAGTGTCTGCGCTAACGTAAACGCATCTTCTTCTGTTAAGTCAAATCCTAGGAATTGTGCTTCTTTGGTTAGTGCGTCTGTTGTTGGCTCTAGGAACTCTTTTCGTTCTGGGTCGCTCATTTCGCCCCACATGACATCGTATGTTCGCCGGGCTACGTCGGTTGTTTGCCACCATTCTGTTTTTTGTAGGAGTCCTTTGACTCTGGTCATGCTGGTTATGCCGTTGTTGACGATGTAGTCCATTAACCCTATTTGGGATTCGGCTGATTCGTCGTCGTAGCTGACGATGGTTCCGTCTGCTGTTACACCAAGCAACATGTTTGTTGCGTGTTCTCTGAAGAAGTAGCTTGCTCCTCCGAATTGTTCTTGGAGTAGCGAGTATATTTCATCTCGGTCTGCTTCTCGTTCAGCCATTATTTGATCAGCAGTAGGACCAGTAGGAATCTGTGGTTCTTTTTCTGTTTCTGACATTGGGGCATCAGGCGCTCCTTCAGCAGCAACACCAAAATCAGCAGCAGTCAAACCACTCAAATCAATGTCATCAGTTTCAGCATCAACAATGCTTTCACCACGCCTCGCAGCAGCAAGTTCCTGTAACCCTCGAACAGTTGTTTGATTACGACCTACACGTTGACTTGGAGGTACATCTTCAATTTCATATCCAAATCGTTTATCTGTCGCTGTTCTCTGCCAAGCCTGGTTAGATGTTGTAGTGTCACCTGCATACGGTGTACCAGATTCAACCACTACCGGATTTGGTTCAAGATTTTCTACAGCAGTTTTGAAACCTTCAGGATCATACTTAAATAATGCTTCTCTTGCTAAATCAGCATCTTGTCTTTGATTTAGCCCTTCCCAAATTGGTTTTAAGTCAGCAAATTTAGGTTCAATTTTTTGTTCAAATACGCTAAGAGCTGTTGTAAGATTATCTACAATTTCTTCTGAACTAGGATCGTTAGCAACAAACCTGTACGGATCTTCTTCTGTATTGCGTTCGCTAAACTTAAGAGCAGGAGTCCATGAAGTATCAGCAAGTTGAGGAATAACATTAGCATAAACTTCTTTAACCGCACTGTTGTAATCTGCTTTTGATTCTTTTGTAGGATTCTCTAAAAAAGACGTAATTAAATTATACGTTTCATTAATTTCATCAATGCCACGATCTTTAAGTTCTTTAAGAACAGCATCATAAGATTCTTCATAGTAGTTACCTACGCTAGAATCATCCCACCAATCCTCATTAGAATCAAAAAATTTGTAAAACCGTTCATTACCAACAGATAAATTAGCTACGTTTCTTTCAACCGGAGTGTGTCGGCGATTATCCTCAAGATCAATAAACACACTCATTGACGACCTCCAATACCAGCAGCCTGCATAATCAACGCAGCAGCATTAGCATGATCCATAGCACCAGCCTCAACCGGAGCAGCTTCCCTAGCGAACTGTTCAGCTTGAGCACCAACAGAAATACTAGAAATACCAGAAGCCTGCATACCATGGATCTTATTAACAAACTCTTTCATTTCTGGACCTGTCATCTTACGACCAAGCACCGACGCAGACGCATCATTCAACGCTGTTTGCAAACCAACAGGGTCCATATAATTAATTACTCTTTTAGGTTTTTTACCTGCTTCTATTTCAGCGACACGATCTTGAAACGCTTTCGCAAGTTCAGCAGGTGTCATTTCACCAACATCACCTCGTTGAAGAATGTCTAGAAAGTATGGGTTATCATACGCTACTGCATCTTCAGCTAAACCAATAACACCCTCAACAGCTACTTGAAAATTAGTCATGTTCAAAGAACCATCATCGTTAAATACTTTTTCGTAATCTCCTCCATACGCACCAGGCACACCAAGAAAGATCTCATACGCAATAGCTTTTTGTTCTTGATCGTTTAACGCTCCGATAGCTTGACGAACGTTATCAGCAGTTATCGCTACTGTTTCATAAACAGGCACATCTACTGGTTGATCTAACGGTAACCCTTCAAACTGTGTAGTCGTTTCATAAGTAGTTCGTGTTTCTGTGCCAAGCACAGGACTTGCCGTCATCTGTGTCGGTTGCAAACCAGCTATATCTTCTTGATACTGATTCATTACGCAACCGCCCTTGATCTAATAAATTGCAATTCCATAAAGCTATTTTTAGGAATCATGTCATTCTCCAAATACCTGTCGAAAAAAGCTGAAAACTCAGGTCGCCCACTTAACTCATCTCTTTCCTGTTCCCAATATAATAGTAGATCAGAGTTCGAGTTCGCTAGAAGGTTTGCTGAACCTCCTAAAGATTCTCTACGCACAAGTTCTTCTTGCACAGACTCACGCAACTCCAAATAATTTACTACGTGCTTCGTTGAAGGTCGAGCATATAATAAGTCAGCGTATTCTTCGTTACCTAACGAACCGTACAAACCTTTCATAGTTTTGTAAATTGTGTCAGACGTTTGGAAGAACTGGAAGTTTTGATACCAAAGAGGGAACTCTTCAGCTAATTTTAATGTTTCTTGTTCTTTATATTCTTTTAACCAAATTAAATCATTAGCGTTCAAACTATACGGCAACCCTGCTGCACGCCGTTCATCCTGCACTTCACGAACAGCGTCATTTAATAACGCATACGCTTTCCAACCTTGTTCTATTTGCGGATCAGCAACGGTTTCAAATGGTGTTTTGCGTTCACGACGTTTTGTCGGGTCAGCCGGGCTAACTTGTTCTTGTTGTTGTTTACGATACGCAGTTTGACTAAACATAAGTTCTTCGGTTGTTGAACCGCCAAGACTTTCTGTCAACCAGCCACCAATTTCAGGATAGGCTTGCACTAACGGTTTTAATTTTTCGTATGTTGCTTCAGACGTTGCTGACGCAAACACGCCATCATTTAACCTAGTCATACGAGCAGTCAACGCAAAAAACTCGTCACCATATTTTTCTAAGAAAATAACGTTACCTTCCGCTGTGCCATGACGGACTTGCAACCTTCGAGCTTCTTCAATATAAGGCTGGTACGGTGAAGATATAGTTGTTGATGTAGGCACAGCCATACCAGTAAACACTCTAAATGTAAAGAAATTTTTTGCACGTTGATTAGCTTCATCAATCCACGCATTAACTTCTTCCGTGTTTGTCAAATCTATTGGATCACCACTTAACTCACGTTCTACATATATTTGTTGAGAAAAATACTGCACTTGTCGTTCTCTCGTAGGCGTTTCAGTAGCTAAATTAATTAAGTTACGTTGATACGCAGGTAAGAACCCTTCAATCATGCGAGTTACCGTGCCACCTTCAGGATGACCAAACGGAAACATAAACCCAAACGTTTCTTCCAACGAAGGGTCTTTCAAAGCAAACTCACGAATAGGCACAGTCACCATAGGGCCAAAACCAGGTGTCGTTGATTGCAACATAGAAGCCAAACCATCTTTGCTAAATCTAATCGGGTTGCTTCGTGCTGTTGCTCCAAGAATGCCAGGTGTTAGTATTTCCGGCACGTTTTCTAATTTTTCGTTTAACCGCCACACAAGGTAACTTGACCCTGTTTCAAATTGTTCCATTTCTTCTGGAGTAGCTATCCGACCTTTTTCTTTTTCAAACTCTGCCAATGCTCGCTGATCGTAGGCAGGTATTTCTTCAATGCCTAATCCTTCAGCGTTCCACGGTTTTGTATACAAGTTCATTAGCTTGCCAACGTATTGAGGATTTTCTAACGCTATGCTTGACCATCTTCCAATAACTTCTTGCCACGCATTGTAGAACGGCATAATGTTTGTCACCATTTCGCTAATTCGTGTTTCCTCAGCTAAGTCATACAACAAATCTCTTGTTTTGCCTAATGCTTTTTGTCGTGCTTGTACTTCTATTTTTTGTAACTGGGCTTGCGATAGCGTTATGTTTCCTGCTTCATCCATAAATGGTGCTATTCTTCGCATTACTTCAGCATCATATTTAGCTCTAAAGTATGGGTTACGAGAAAGTATGTCTGCTGGCAATGAACCTAAATTGTCAAAAATGTTTTCTATAGTCCTGCCTAATGCGCCTTCAAATCCACGGGTATTTGAGTTAAACGATGAAGGGTTTTCTGCAACAGATCGAGCAAAGCCCATTCTGCCTAAACCTTTGCCATCATCTGACATTCGTATATACCGTGACACATCTTCTACAAGCGCCCTAGTATCTTCAACTGTTATTTCTTCACCTTTTTTAGTTGTTCTAGTTTTTTTATAGTCACTAACTTTTTTGCCAACAACTGTTTCAAAGTTTTGTTTATTTTCAGGTTTTTTAACCCAACGAATCATCTCTTGTTGCACATCAGCCCAAGCAATTATTTGTCCAGCAGCAGCTTTAGAACGTAACCCTTCAAACACTTCAGGGGGCAACACATCGTTGTATTCATCAACGATGTTTCTTGCAGCATCAACAGCAACTTCTTTTCGGCTTAACACCTCAGCAGGCAATCCAAGCCCATCAACAATTTCGTTATTACGCATAAACAAGTTAGCTAACTGGTCTATTCTGGTGGCTTCATCAGCGCTACCATACACAAGTTGATAAAACTCAGGATAATCATTTGCGTTTATTGGTGTATACCGTTGCATTTGCCGGTTCCACCCACGCACAGCAACACTACGTTCACGGCTATCTAAAATATCCCAACGTTGCCAATCAACGCCTAAAGAATCTTGTATTTGTTTCTGCGAATCAGCACGAACACCTCTAAAAATACGGTCTTGTGATTTAGTAGCAGAAACACGTTTGCTAATCATCTCCCAATGACGAGGATCATCACCAAACGCACCACGAATTACAGCGTTACCAATTAACAAATTAGGTTGCCCTGCTTTTTCAAGAAACATGTGCGCTCTTGTAAAACCATCAACAATGTCAGTCATTTGCTCAGGCGGTCTGTCATCAGGAAACCCTATGCTACGCACAGCATCTTCAATGCCTTCAGCTCTAGCCAACATATTATTAGCTAACGCTACTTTTGCTTTGTAATTAGGGTCTGTAGGGTCTACTGCTTCTGCTAGTATTTTGCGTGCTTCTGTTTGTAGAAGCGAAGCCCATTGACCTGATGATTGCCTGATAGCTTCGTTGTTTATGCGACGGCTTCTACGCCATGTGTAATACCCTGCGTAGGCTGCTCCTGCAACTGGTCCTGCTAAAAGAGAACCTGCTAACCCTCGTACTATTGTTGGGGTTGCTCCTGGTCGTTTTTCTGCGTTGCTGTCTTTGACTATTTCTTTAACAATTTGATCTACGGTTACGTTGTTTTCTTTAAGAAATCTATCTAGTTGCACATAATTGTCTACGTCAACTCCTTTTTTTACAGCTCCTAATTCTTCTGCTTTAGTCCGCATACGCAAAACAAACTCATCAGTTAAACCACCAGCACCATCAAAATGCTTATACGCATAATGCGTATGCAATTCCTGAACACCTCGCATCAAGCCACCCAGCGTAGCGACAGCACCTAAATCACCTGCACGACGCAACGCCTCATCTAACTGCACACGCATAGTCCACTTAGGAGTTAACAACACCGCAGGTCGCCAATACTGCATAGTCTTATCAGCAGATTTTGTAACACCTCGACGAAGCGCCCTAGCAGTATCATACAACGCTTTTGCTTTCTGATATTTGTCAGAACTTTTAATTCTACGAATATCATCATCAATCAAATCCCAACGTGGAATAACTTTCGATTCTTGTATTTGCGAAGGAGTCATACGAATTGAAGTAGCTTGACCATCAACCAACAATGTTGTTCTATCCAAACCTGTTTTCTCAGCATCATCTACAGATAATTGTTGTTTTTGTTTACGTTTAGATTTGCCCTCAACATAATTCGTGGCATCTTTCATATACCTATTAGATTCAGCCAACTCTTTCGCTAACAAACCTTTTTCATGACCAGGTAAATTTGCTTCTAACATTAATTCGTCAGCTTTAGGAACAAGCCTGTCATCAACTACGTTTTTCCAAAGATCTTGCAATTCAGTTACTTTTGTAGGACTACCTGATGAACTAATCCGATACCACGCCCCAACATATTGCTGTATTTGCTCTTGCGTTATTATTTGTTTACCGTTAATTCGTATTTTGCCTGCTTGCTCTAACATTCGTTCCCACTGGGTGTTGCCCTGTATAGTGTCAAAAAAATCAATCATTGTTTGTGGAACACGTTGCACTGTCATCCGTATTGTTCTACCTAGTCTGGTATTAGCGTTACCAAATGATGAAGGTATCGTGTAGTTTATTGCGTCTACTTCTTTACCTGTTTTTTCCATACGTTTTATTCGAGCGTCAGTTACTATGTCTAAACCACGGTAAAAACGTTCAACACTTCCAAATGGGATTTCTGTGCCACCTAACAAACTTGTAGCTAACGCATCTTGCCCAGTGACTTGCCTTAACGCCATCGTAAAGAAATCGTTGTGGGCTTCGTCAGTTACACGAACAAACGGATTGCCTTTATGATCTAGTAAACCAGATGCGTTGTGAGTTGTTGTTACGCTTTGTGCTTCTTTTAACGCTAAATCAAAATCGTAAACACTTCCCCAATCAACGCTTGTCAAAGTTGTTTGTTGTTCACTAATTTCCGCTGTAAGCCGATTTAATTCAGCTTGACGTTCACTAATCCGCACATTAGCGTTTTGCGTAGCCTCTCTACCTTTAGTTGTTGTAGCATCAAGTTTTTTAAGATTTGTTTGATCTCTTGCAATTTGTTTACTTAAATTGTTAATTGTTTCTATTTTTGTAAAAAAATCGTTGTCGTTTAGTATTTGAACAGCGTCAGAAGCAGCAAATTTAGCTTCTTTTAACGCATTCATGTCGCCTAACGCTATACGAAAATTAAGTTTTCTTGCTGCGTCTGTATTGCCTCTTGCAATAAACGCTATAGCTTCAGCAGGCATTTCTAACGATCCACGCCGTGACATGTTTTCACGCAACACACCAGCACGCCGATCAATCGCAGCAAAATCGTCTGCTGTTGACGGAACACCAGTTAATTGCATCCGGTTACTTGTTGACTCTAAATCAACATCATTCATCAACCTAAACAAGTTTTCAATTCGTTTATTAGCAGGAATACCCTTTTCTATGTTCCCAACTAACCTATCAACACGTTCTGTAACAACCCTGCTTCTTAACTGCTCTTTAGAAGCAGTCTTGCCAAACGTTACAACTTTGCTTGGCTCAATAACACTACGACCAAGCACCCCACCTTTGCCAATAATTGTGTCACCAAAACCATACACAGTTGACCCTCTAGCCAACTTAGTTCCAGCACCAATCGTCAACGCAAGCGGATCAGCGAACTCTTGCACAAAGTCAAACGCACCAGAAATAACATTAAACATGTCGCTCTGGCGAACCTCGTTAAATTCTTCCTCATCAAACGGATCAATGTTATACGCTAACAACGCAATAGCTTGACCAAACGTTCGACTGTCATTAATCTCATACGATTGTTTCCAAGTATCAAAATTGACAAGATGATGCACGCCACCTTGAGTAGCAGCATCAATAACGGTAAAAAATGTACCTAAAGGTCTGTCAACTAATTCTTGGATACTCCAATCCCATGCTTCCATAGCAGGGTTAACAATGGCACGACCCGGTTTACGAACAAACTCAGGCAAACCACCAATAATAGAACCAACAGCGCCTTCAGGACCAAAAGCGCCACCAATAACACTTCCCATTAAGTCATCTTGAACTGACCTATAGAAAGTATTAAAAGCGCCGTCTACATCACCAGTTAATAACTTGCCTCCTGATTCAGCAGTATCAAGAAGAAACCCAACACTACCTTTACCAACATCAAGCAGACCACCGGCTACACCGCCTACACGATCCCAAAAACCCATTATATTCTCTTATCTTGAAAATCTTCAACAGGACCAATCATCAATTTCATACGACGGACAAGGTTACGCAAACCAGGCGACGCATGAGGTTCAGAAGCAGAAGCCTCCAACAACGGCAACATAGCCACCATCTTCATACGGCGTTCCATCGTAATCTCAGGAGATGGCGTATCTATCGCAGCGCCAGCAGTCCCAATAGGTTCAGCAGGTCTTTCCGTAGGTCGAGTAAACGCTGACTCGCCAGGTCGCATCGTAGGCATCTGCGGTTCTTCCATTTCAGGCAACGCAACAACACCTTGCGATTCTTCCTGCATCTTCGCTTGACCGTACTGTTGACCAGTAGCAGTCTGCACTTTCTGACCTTTACCTTTTCGTGGCATCACAACGCTCCAAGAAGTTCACGCAAACCGGCTGCCCCTCCCTCGGCAGGAGGTGGAGCCACCATAGCTTCTGCTCCTGCTCCGGGCTGGGCTATGCCAGGTTGTGCTTCAGGGGATGTGGGAGATACCATTTCGGCTTGACGTTCCTGCGCTTCACGCTGTACTTTCTCAACAGCTTCAGGCAATTCCATTCTGTCAGACTTAACAAGTTCAATAATGCGAGCAACATCAGACGGCGGTATAGCCCCCGACGCTGCTTGCTGCTGAATGCCAGCCAACAAACTTTGCTCTAATTGTTCAGACGTAACAGCGTCACGTTCAGATTCAACATCCTCAACAAGAGGATCTATTTTCATAAAGGATTCTTTCGACATCGTTCCCATTGCCAGCCTTTGACCGCCAGCGATAACAAGATTATTAATGTCAGCCCCAGCGTGACTATAACTGACCACATTGTCATCTGTCGTAAAGTGCTTGTTCGGAACATAATCTACCTTGCCTTTCACTTTGCCCATCGAAACATAGAAAGATTTAGATTTATTACCTGCATGAGCTTTCGCCATAGTAATAGCTATCTTGTTTTCTGTTTCTAACGAGCGAGCAAGGATACGTTGCGATTCTTGAACAGCGAAATCAACAACAGCGGAAAGCACAGCGTCACCACGGCGACCAGTACGAATGTTACTTGTAGATTCTCCACCGAACTCGGCAGGGACACCAGCAGTTAAACGTTGCGCTCTTTCCAAACGATCTATAGCAGGGTTCGTCATAAAGCCTGGTTGTAGTTGCATGTCTCGCAAATCACCGCCACGGAGAACACCAACCTCACCTGTCAACCCATTTGCAGGGTTAATGATAGTTGGTTGTTCACCAGCACGACCTACTAACCATGTATCAGGGAAAATACCTTTTTGCACAGCTATAACTTCTAACGCCATGAGCTTTGCTTGTTGCTGATACATTCCTAGTATGCCGTCAAACTGTCCGTTCGGTTCATCCAACGATATTCGCTGCGACATGATAACCGGACAAACACCTGTCAAGTTAGGTGTGCGTTCCAGTTCTGCAATGATAGGTTCGTGATTGTCGTTCATTGTATGCACGCCAACACTGTGAGCAGGGTTATGTATTGCTACTAACACATATTCTTCACGGTCAACGTATTCAATAAGTTCAACAGGTCTGTCATTGTCGTATGGTGCTTCGTTAACGCCAGCGAATCGTAACGCAGCGTCAGGATAATGTCTACGAATCCAACCTTGTGAACGTTCATACCCAAACACGCAATCAACAGGACTCATTTCGTCAGGTCCACGCAAGTTAGACGGATACGCTGTCAAAGGGTCACGCACATGCCATGTAGGGCAACCCTTCTCATGGTCAAACCGTATCTGCACAATACTGCTTGCATATCCGATAAGATGCCTTGCACGTTTCGCAAGTTGCATATCAATGCGGGAGTTCTGCCACCAACCAAACAATGCTTTGCGACGAATCGCAGCAAACTTCTGCGCTTGCTTAGATGACTCATCTTCAGGTGGGCAAACAATATCAGGAGTAACAGACGCTATACGCATAGCAGTCTGATCCAAACCCTGCGCCAACAAATTAGCAACAGACGAAGCCTCAGTAGAATCTATTTCTGGTAAAGGTACAATAACGTCACCGTTGTAATGGTCACGGATAAGACGCATCCGTTCTTTCACACCAGCATGATTAGATGACCTGGTATAGTACAGGTCTACAATTTCTTCAGCGCTTTTCATGTATTAGCTTTCTGTCACCCACGAAGGTCGCCATTGCTTCACTGGTTCAAGCATAGGCGTATACAATTTTTCAAGGTTATGTTCTACGAACCATTGTGCCATCACACAGTCATCAGTTCTAGACCCTGTGCCTTCTGGGTTCCATTTTGTTACCTCATTGACCAAAAGCAAAGAATGAGGTCTAGCATCAGTTCGTTGCTTGCCAGGCAATCGAATACGCCCCAACCTGTACAACGGAGCCAACATTTGCACACCATACTTAGGGTCACCCTTGTTACGAGAGTGCGTGTAGTGCGGTACTAGCTCTACACCTCGCAGAGCTGACCACCGTCGGAAATGATCGTACTGCAAAATAAACTTTTGCGCTGCGTTAGCCTCAACTATCCAATGCGTAATAGGGTGACCTATCTCATTGCTTATTTGCCACCATTCTTCAGCTATGCCAGTAAACTTTTGTGTGTCATGGTTCCAGTCAAGAAAAGACGGTGCATCCATTTTGCGACGATACGATTCCAACAAGTACCTGTATTCGCTGTCAGGACAGTAAGCCCAGCATTGTAACGCCCAAAAATTAGATGGTGACGGGTCAGCAGACGCTACAACCATTACATCGCCAGGTAAATAGCGTGGCACTTCCCATAAATCACGGTCTTTATCCCAGCACCCAATGTATTCAACGCCGTTTTTGCCTTGACCCCCAGTAATCCATAAAGGATCTACAAGCACTGACGCAGGGTCAGAGTCCTCTTGCTGGTACAAAATTTCATATCTGTCAGGGGTTTGTGCTTTCACATGCCGTATTTTTCGCCACGGCAACCGTCGAGGATACAACAAACACCCTTCAGGGTATGGAGGAGCGTCTAAACCATGTAACTGTTCACATTTATCCTCATAATGAGCTTTATATTTAAGGTGGCTGTACTTTCGTTCACCCTCCCCATCTACTTTGTCCTCATCAACTTCGTCGTAATCTTCATCAACAGGAGCGAATTTATCTAACGCATAGCGGTAAATATCATCAGAAGCCATACGTTGCCCTTGCAACACAAGCAAACCACCAGGCTCTAATCGTGTTTCGGCTACTTCATCCCACCACCGATACATGTCAGTTCGTGATTCACTGTTACGCATCTTGCGTGGGTCCCACACGTCATCCCAAATAATAAGATCAAAACGACCACCTAGGAAACCAGAGTCCATACCGAACGCTGACCATGACGGTTCTTTCTGTGATAGGGCTACGTCACCTGGTTGCACAATCGTGAATGCTTCAGCACGCCAGATTTCTTTAGCGTCAGGCTTAAACTGACCGAAGTCTTGTTGTAGTGTGCGTTCAGCGTCAACCGCTAATCCTAATTTGATGTCGTTTATTTCGGCACGGGCAACATGCTCACGTTCAAACTCCGCACGCAAACGTCGTGTATACCATTCTGCTAACCGTTGCGTCGAGGAACCGAGCATTCCCCTAATACCCCTATTACGGACTGTCGCCCATGCCGGAAGCACCTTAGCAAAAAACGTTGACTTACCGCTGCCCGGCGGTGCATTTATAACAACGTATTCCTCTATAGGTGTTTCAAAAAGCGAAAAAATTTTCTCAGTGGCTTCTATTTGCCACGGTTGCAGGATAATGCCGAAATAGCGTAACGCAAATTTCTCTATGTTATCCCAACATTCCTGTATTTCAGGTGGTAGTTCTTCGTAGCTGGGTATGTCTGATACGCCTAGCTTGCCGACTTGTTCTTTAGCGATCACATAGTTGCGAGTAGATGCAGCGCCTGATTCGTTATCTCTAGCTGAGTGGTAGTTTACACCGGATTTTTGTGATGCTTTCCAAATGCTGTTGCTACGTCTAAGAATAAGGTATTCAACCCATTTTTCTACTGGTGTAGCTTTACCAGAAGCCATTTACTTCCTGCCTCTGTTCCTAGCCCTATTTTTAGAAGGGCTTTCTAACGTGTACCCACCACCTCTCTTATGTGACACATCTTTGCCGCCTTTACCAGCAATACCACGACGGCGACGCTCCTGATTCAGCTCAGAACGATACTTTCGACGTTTCGCAGACTTATGATACTTTGTATCATACGCTTTTTTCTTAGCCCTAGCTTTAGGATTCTTACGATAATACGCAGCCGTAGCTTTAGGCTTTGCTACTTTGCGAGGAGCCATTTACCACTTCACTTTATTAGCCCAATACGCAGCCGACATCTTACCCTTAGCAATGTTCTTAGCATGACGAGCCTTAAACGACTTACGTCTGGCTTTACCCTTAGCAGTCTTAGGGTTCTTACCAGCACCAGACACACCCTGCTGACCAAAACGAATAGTCTTAATCTTATTACCCTCTTTAGCCACAACAACATGCGACTTCGTAGGATGCTTAGGAGTACGCTTAGGTTTGTTATACCCAGACACACCAGCCCTAGCCAATCGAGGATCTTTCTTCTTAGGCATCAGCGTTTCTTCTTAGCAGGTTTTCTTTTCTTAGCTGTCTTAGCAGCCTGCTTAAACGCTTTAGCAGTAGGCGCACCTTTAGAACCAGGTTTACGCATACGCTCACCAGAACCAGCCTTAATTCTGCGACGCTTCGCATGAATGTTTGCATATAATCCTTTTTTCTTAGGCATTACTTTTTCCTTTTCTTAGGCTTACGCTTTTTCTTAGCTTTCATAGGTTTACCATAACCATACGCCATATTACACCTCATTTCCCCAACAATCCCAGCCTAACACACGTTTCCTCGCAAATAACTCTATTCGTGACACGTCACCAGAAATTTCAACAATTAAATCACGCATCTCAGCAGGCTTCTCACTATGCTTACCTGTATTAGCAAACAATATATTCTTCGTCGTTTTATTTAACGTTTTGCGTTTGCCCTTTACACCAAAAATAATGTGCTCGGTACACCCTCTAAAATAGTAACCCATTCCCATAACTGGCGTTCCATCTTTGTAAGTCTTTACCCATGTAAGCAAAGTCTTATACTCGAAACCCCACGCATCACAAACTTCCAAACCCTCAGAAATAAACGGATTAGTTACCCAAAGAAACAAATGGGCTTGCTCATCTGCAATTTCAGAAACTGGCAACGCTTTAATATCTTCCAAACTCATTACAGAGTATTGACTTTCCGCAGAATAATTACCGTTTCGTTTATACTGCCAAGGAGGGTCAGCATAAATTATTTCATATTTTTTATCTGGGAACAAAACCTATTGACAACTTTCACAATAATCGGGATTTTCTAACCCACACTGTAACACCTCGTCATTATCATCATCAATTATTTCATCAAAATCTTCAGAAAACACAAAAAAGCCCCTTTCAAAAACTATCGGCTCAGATATACTAACACAAGACCAGAAACACACAACAGGGAACTGTGATCCCTCGACCCATCACAGCAACGCTCGAACGAAGCGCCCCACTAACTCTGGGTGAGTCAGCCGTCAAAGGGCTATCGGACCGCTATGAGAACACAAACAAGGGAATGCGTGCATAGCGGCGTAGCGCAAAAGACAAAGCGACTACAAGGTCAAAGCAACCTCAATGCTTGGGAGGAACCCAGGGAAACCCACGCCCCAGCACAAACAAACAAAACACCCACCAACCAAACACCAAACACAACCGATCAAAACAAAACCAAAAAACAACAACCTACACCCCACAAAACACGCACGAACAACAAAACCAAAACCCCCAAAACACCAATAGCATTGTGTAGTGTCGTGGGTGGCAAGGCACATCGGTAGGGCGAACATATGTTCGGTTAAAGATCATGGTAAGCGCCCCCCCTACTCCGTAAAAACAAAACAAACACCCCCGTAACACTACAAACAAGCGAGACTTAAGTTTTCGGTGGTTGTTGTGTTGTTGGGTTCAATACCTGTTATGCTGTAAGTGTCCGTTTGTTTCGGACTTGTCTATTAAATGAGAGGATTACATTATGGCTAGTAAGTATATTAGCGCCGATGATGTGCCTATGTTTGGGGAGCGTGTCAAATTGCACGCTAACTTGAACGAAGCGTGTTTATCGGTTCAATGGAAGGGTGAGGGGGTGCGGTGGTTGCGAGATGTCACGATAGAAATTAATGAACCTCGTTTTCATGTACAGCCCGCCGGTCATAAACGCATTTTAGAAAGGGGTGTGCGGTCCGTTGTCGCACGTGTGAGCGGTGTTCCTGTAGAGGTCACTAAGACGCTTAAAACGTTTCATAATGACCGTTTGACATTTACAACACCTTTACAGCGTTTCGGGTGGTATGAAATAACGTACAACCCTATTGAGCGTGGGGACTTAGGACCACACTTTACAACCCGTCATGATATGCGACCCGTTGCCGATGGTGACTGTACAGCGCTTATCGTGTCCCATAATTGGAGAAACAACAACAAAACCGGCGTTCGCATGTGGGGGTGTTTTGAATGATATATATCCCGACTGTATTTATTGTCTTATATTCGATTTGCCTAGTGATGTCGTTGGGTTTATTCCTCATATGGGAGGACTCTAAAGGCGTTACGAGGTGGGCAAAAATTACCAGGTTTTTCACAAAAAAAATTTTTAGAGAGGGGGTTAAATAATGAATATCTTTGATTACAGAGTTGCTATGGAGTCCAAATGGCAAGACTTAACTGACTTTGATTGTTTAGAGGTGCGAGTATTTAAGGAATTAACCGATAATATCAACGGCGGTTATATTGCAGAATTTCTATTAACGTATGGCGGTCCTACGGTGAGGCTTACCATAGATAGCCGGTGGAATTGTGGAGAGTTGTTTCACAGTTGGGGTGAGGATAGCGCCGGAAATAAGAAAGACACTATTAACATTACAAAAGCGGTAACCGATAATTTCAAACAATTAATAGAAAGTTGCTATATACAATGATTACGTTAATAATTATTATTTGTGTGATTATTTTGCACTTATCACGCTAAACATTTAACGGATTAGCCCCCCGCAAGGGGGGCTTTTCTCATGCCCTTTTTCATATGTGCATGACTTTTTTTTTATACTAAAAAGATCGATGTTCACTATCAACTACAACTGTTCCGGATTGAGTGATCGTTTTATTATGTTTTGACGATCTCTTTAATCATCAATAAATGTCATACAAAATACAAAATGGGTGATATAGTGGGGTTAGTGTCTATTCAAGAGAGGATTAAACTTATGCACACTAAAGCTATGGTTAGCCCTAAGCGTTCATATAAAACGGTTAGTGAGTTAATCGCAATTATTGATAACAGTATTAAACAATCGGCGTTGCCCGATAAAGAAACTATCACCGTTAGTTTCGATCACACCGGCGGGGGTTGTTGGGCTTT